TGGCAAACGATAGTTAAAAAATTTTAACAATCCAAACCAACTGAATAACGTTAACCGTAAAACTGCGGATAGTAGTTTTACAAAAGGAGAAAAATATGGCTAATGCAAGTATTATTGGTTTCGGATTGAGACCAATTAAAAAAGTAGGTCAGAACGACAACAACGAAGGGCTTTCAGAATACAATGTAGCAGCTAACTCTGCAGCAATGTTCCAGAATGACGGTGTAGTAGCCGCAGCAACTGGTAACATAGCAGTAGGAGCAGCAGGCAACACATTGATAGGAAGTCTTAACGGAGTTTTCTTCACTGACGCAAATACAAGTAAACCCACGTTTGCAAACAATCTAGTAGCTGCTAACACAGCCACTGATATTGTAGCATTCGTAAATGATGATCCTTACCAAATGTTTGAAATTAGATCAAATGCAGCTGGGGCTTCTTTGCCAACAGATGTGTTTAATAATGCAGACATGGCCGTAACGGCAGGTGTGGTAGCAAATGGACTTTCAAGAAGTACATTAAACGATGCTACACTTACTGGTGGCGGTGTTGGATCAGCGCAATTAAAAATAGTTGGTTTATCAAGAGACCCGGACAACCAAGACTTAACAGTCGCAGGTACAGTCTGGAGAGTTCTGATTAACGAACATTTCTTAAAAGCGACAGCTAGTATATAACAATAGGAGTATATAAATCATGGCAATATCACGTAATCAACTAGTTAAAGAACTAGAACCTGGTCTAAATGCACTATTTGGACTAGAATACAAACAGTATGAAAATCAGGCAGCTGAAATTTATACTACTGAGTCATCTGACAGAGCTTTTGAAGAAGAAGTTATGTTGTCAGGTTTCGCATCAGCAAGAGTAAAACCAGAAGGTTCTGGCGTAGCTTTTGATAATGCGCAAGAAACTTTCACAGCAAGATACACTAACGAGACAATTGCTCTCGCTTTTGCTATCACTGAGGAAGCTATTGAAGATAACCTGTACGACAGACTTGCTTCAAGATACACAAAAGCACTAGCAAGATCTATGGCGAGCACAAAACAAGTTAAAGGTGCAGCACCGTTAAACAACGGATTTGGAGCATTCCAATCTGGTGATAACGTAGCACTATTTAGCACAGCTCACCCTACAATTGCTGGAACTTTCAGTAACACGTTAGCAACGGCTTCTGACTTAAACGAAACTTCATTAGAACAAGCTTTGATCGACATCGCTGCTTTGACTGATGAAAGAGGTTTAAAAATTGCGGCAAAAGGAGTAAAAATGATTATTCCTTCTGCTTTACAATTTACTGCTGAGAGATTGATGAAATCTCAAGGTAGAGTTAGTACTGCTGATAATGATATCAATGCAATCAGATCAATGGGTATGATTCCTCAAGGTTATAGAGTGAACAACTACCTAACTGACACTGATGCGTTCTTTATCACTACAGATGTTCCTAACGGAATGAAGCATTTCAATAGAGCCCCTCTTACAACTAAGATGGAAGGCGATTTTGATACAGGCAATGTAAGATACAAAGCTAGAGAAAGATACGTATTTGGCGTATCAGACCCTAGAGGTATTTTTGCATCACCAGGTGCTTAATCAGTAATAAAACAATTTAATGGGGCCGGACACAATTCGGCCCCATTTTTAATACAAAGTCACAAAATCATGAAAAATTTCCATATTGAAATAAGATCCGCTGGGTACACAACATCTTTTGATGTTGGGGCTTTAGATGAATCTAAATCATTAGAAAACGCTATAGTTGACAAGCTAGGAAAAAATGATATAGTTTGGGATAAGTCGGAGTTTTATTCTTTGACAAAAACATGGTTAACATTTGAGGAGATCAAGGATGAGCCACTCACAGGACCTATACAAACAAAAGAGGTCGTTGGAGTTAAAATGGGAGCAGGAACATCTATCTGAAAATAGATACACTCTCGATATGGTTAGAATCGATAAAAAGGTTCAAGAGTTAATAAATCATATCAAAATGGCAGAAGCTAAAGAAGCTAGTTTATCTGTTAAAGTGGAAAGTTCTGCACCACAAGTTTCTGTAGCTACTTAACAAAACGCTACATCGCTGAAATCGCACTTTCTATTAAGGCTCTCTTGCACTTCGTATAAAATTACTATATAAATAACTCACTATACATTTAATTAATAATATATTTTACATAGACGCGGTATAGTCGACGGCCTAGAGACTATGTAGAATCAACTAGGAGAATATATCATGGCAAAAACAAACTTTTCCGGACCAATAACAGCCGGTAAAATAGAAAACACAACAGGGTTCACACCTTCTCAAAATGTGAGAAATACGGGCTTTGTAACAATGGGTCAATCATATGCATTTGATTCAGCTTTACTTGCAGTGGATGCAGATTCAATTGCAACAGCAGCATCTAACCCAGCAGGACAAGGAGCAGGCGCACTTAATTTAACTAATAATGTTGATGGAACAGCAGCAAGCGGTTCTTTTGTAATGCCAGGCGTTGGCGCAACAGGTATTGTATCTGGTGCACTTGGAGGAGTAGCAGGAGCAGCTAAAGTATGTATTGGTTCAACAGGAAATGATACTGGTAGAACATTTACTATTATTGGAACTGACATTTTTGGTAATGTTCAGACTGAAGGAGCTATCACAGGTCCTGGAGCAGCAGCAGGTGCTGATGTTCAAAGTACTGGTTTATACAAAACTATTACTTCGATAGTATCTAATAATACTTTAGTAGGTGCTATTACAGTTGGTTACAGTTACGTTGGTGTTGCTTCTCAAGCAATTTACCAATTAAAAACAAACTACAATGCTTATCCAAATGGTGAAACACCAGCTACGTCTAACAAAAACTTAGCTAATAATATAAACATTCCAGCTAGATCAAGAATAGTTGACTGGAGAGTTCATATACCTATATTGTTTAATATGGCTGGAGCATCTACAATTGGTTTTGGAACTACGTCTTTTAATAATGCGAACACTCCAACTCTTGATGTAGATTACTTTTCACCAAGTAACGCAGCTAGTTTAAAAACTGCTGCAACTTTAAATTATGCCGAAGATTTCGGTACGATTACACCTGCAATGGCAGAAAACTATGCAGATGTTTCTAACTCAGATTTAGATGCCGCAATCGGTAATTCTATAGTGGGTATTGATAAAGAAGTTATTATGTTTGTTAATACTGCAGCAGGAGCAGCACCAACATCAGGTGATGCAATTATTACTGTAGAATATTTACAATCTGTAAATAGCGTAAGAGGAAACTAATAAAATTTAACTAGGGCCCTTCGGGGCCTTAGTATAAATTAGGAGAAAAAAATTATGGCAATGACAAGTCCAAAGGCACAAACATTATTTATAGGAGCAAGCGCTACATCAATCGCAGCATCACAAACTACTGCAGGAGCAACAGCACTTGTTTTAACAGCTGGTGCAACAGCGGGTACATTTGCAACTTTAGGCCAATTTACATTTGGAATGAAAATAACAATAACTTCAGGTGGAGATGAGTCTGATGTTGATTTTGCAATTGTAGGAACTAATTTAAGTGGTGCAGCAGAGAGTGAAACATTAACAGGTCCAAATAATGCTACAGTTACATCTGTTAAATTTTATAAAACAATTACATCTATTACACCTAACGGTGCAGTAGGAAATGCTATTACAGTAGGAAATGCTGTTTCAACAACAGGTTCAATTGCAACTTTTGCAGGCAGAACTAGATTAAGAGGATTGTTTGGAACTACTGCAGCAACAGCTGACGTAGTAACTAGTTTTCATAACGGAGTTAATACTTCTGAAACTAGAACGTTTGTAGTTCATAATCCCTTAGCAGCTAAAACTTTTATTAATCCAGCAGATCCGCCAGAAGGTATTTTATTTAAAGATGGCTTAACAGTAGATATGCCTAACAATAGCTTCTTAAGTTTAACGATCTACTACGACGGTTAGGAGATATAGATGCCTAATGTTACCTCAGGATCTTATTTATTCGATAAGAACTACGAGATTGATCAAATTATTGAAGATGCTTATGAACGTATCGGCTTTCAAGGTGTCTCTGGTTATCAATTAAAATCTGCAAAAAGATCTTTAAATATTCTATTAGCTGAATGGGGAAATAGAGAGTTACATTATTGGGAAGTAGCTAATCAAAGCATGCCTTTAGTTAATGGTGTAGC